GACACGATCTCGGGAATGAAGTTGGAGATGTACCGCGAAATGTGGAACGGCGAAGAAATGGAAGAAGTCCCACTTGCTCCGCGATCATGGCTGTCACGAATTGACCAGTCCGTCCCAAACCAGTTCATCATCTCATGGACGATTGATGATTTAATTTTTGAGGGCAGAGCCTTCTGGCTGATTGAATCGAGGACGGCTGATCAATATCCAAGTTCTTTCACTCGTCTACCTGCCGCAATGGTGCAAACACTTGACCAGCAGGGCGAGTGCTTCTTCGGCCCTTCTAAGCAGCTTGTCTTTAACGGCGTTCCACTTGATCCGCGAGATGTCATCCAATTCATCTCACCAATGCAATCATTGAACTCGACTGGGGCGCGCGCTGTAGAGATCGCACTCCGCGTAGAAGAGTCACGGCTTCGAGCGTCCCAGTCGGTACTACCTTCGGGCTACCTAAAGCAGACTGGCGGAGAACCGCTATCGGCACAAGAGCTCTCCGACTTGGCAGCACAATTCAACCTTGCGCGCACCTCTGGCAATAACACCGCCGCGCTCAATGAGTTCCTTGAGTATGTACCAACACAAGCAACACCTGACAAAATGCTGATGATTGAGTCCGCAGATTATTCGGCGCGCGATCTTGGACGCATCCTTGGCGTCCCTTCCTACTTGCTTTCGGTCTCAATTGGCGCGTACTCATACCAGTCATCACAGCAGTCGCGCATAGATCTTTGGACATACGCTTGCAAAGCTCTCGCCGACTGCATCACCGAAACACTCTCATCCGACAATGTGCTTCCTCGCGGAACCTATGTCTGCTTTGACACCGACGACTTCTTGGCAGAGGCTTACATGAGCGGCGACATGCCAGAAGACAGAATGAACGAAACCGATATCCCTCAAGACGCACTTATAGAAAACTAGGATCCAATCATGATCAGACTTACTACAGAATCTTTTACGATTGATGCCGCCGAAGGCGAAGCACCACGCCGCACGATTTCGGGAATTGCGGTCAGATATAACACTCCAGCAAAAGTAAGTGATGGGACTATGGTGGCTTTCGCCCCCGGGTCTCTTCCAGTGGACGGACGCGCACCGACTCTCCAGATGTACCACGATTCAAGCAAGGTAATCGGCACAGTCACCGAGCGCGTAGAAACACCCGAGGGAATGCTCTTCGTGGCAAAAGTATCTGAAACAAACCTCGGAAACGAAGCTCTCATTTTGGCAATGGACGGAGCCCTTCCAGAAGTATCCGTTGGCGTCGAGCCGATCAAGTTCAAGTACGACAAAGAAGGAACCATGATCGTCACACAGGCATCGTGGAGCGAGCTGTCGCTTGTCAGTCGTGGAGCCTTTGACGCCCCGATCCAACAAGTCGCGGCATCCACACCAGAAGAAGAAGAACCAACTACTATTCAAGAAGAACCTCAACAGGAGACAGAAACCATGAACGAAACAGTCGAAGCCCCAGCAGTCATTGAAGCATCAAAGGCAACTCAAACAATTTTCGCTACCGCGAAGCGTGAGTTCCACATGCCAACACCAGCCGAATACATTTCGGCATTCGTAACGAATCCTGACAAGTTCGCAGAGATGCGCGCAGGGATCGAAGCAGCTGCACCGAATGTCATCACAACCGACATTCCCGGCGTACTTCCACTTCCAATCGTTCAACCTGTCTACAACAACTTCATCGGTCGTCGTCCAGTCATTGACGCAATCGGCGCGAAAGCAATGCCACAAGGCGGCAAAGTTTTCATCCGTCCAGAAGTGACAACGCATACTTCGATGGCAGTGCAATCAGCAGAGAACGCAGCACTTCAACAAGGAACTTTTGTTGTCACCGATAACCAAGTCACAAAAGGTACCTACGGTGGATATGTGACCTTGTCCGAACAATCAATCGACTGGAGTACCCCCGAGGTGATTTCACTAGTCCTTGATGACATGGGCAGAATTTATGCAAATTCCACGGACAATGTCGCAGCAGACAACTTGGTATCGGGCGCATCAGTCACCGCAGCATTCGGAAACGATGCAACGAACCCTGCACAGTGGAGCGCGTTCGTTGGATCAGCAGCACAAACAATCCTTTCGGGATCAAATGGCAACTTGCCTACACACTTGTTTGTATCGCCAAACATGTGGGGCTACTTGCTCGGCTTGACCGACACAGCCGATCGTCCGTTGTTCCCAGCAGTGGGCCCAATGAATGCATTTGGTAACTTGCTACCAGGACAGCCAAACGGAGTTGCTTTTGGTCTTCAAGTTGTTGTTGATCGCAACTTTGCAACAGACACCGTCATCGTCGGCGATGCTTCTGGCTTCGAGATCTTCGAGCAGCAAAAAGGCGCAATCAGTATTGATGTCCCTTCAACTTTGTCACGCACAATAGCGTTCAGAGGGTATCTTGCAACACTCATGATCGACGCTTCCAAGTTCGTCAAAGCGACCTTCTAATCAGCCGATAGGAGGCTTTTATGGCCGCCTACACGGTCACACATAAACAGCTCACCGACAACTACGCAGTCTTACAACTTCTTACAGAAGCCGAGATTGAAGTCGGTGCAAGCGTTGTCATCACGAATGTCGATGCAACTTTCAACGGAACTTACATTGTCTACGCTTTACCGCAGTATGCGTTTATGGGCGTGGACGATGAAGGGGATCTTCTCTTTGATCCTTTGGTCACAATTCCGAATCAGGTGCTCTACGCAAAGACCGCTTCTGATGTCGCTCGAACTGCCGCTTCTGGCACGCTAACAATTACCCAGACTTGCACTTGGGTCACTGCCGCGATGCTCGAGGACTGGCTTGGTATCGGTACAGCGACCGCAGCTGACGCCGCGTTCCTAACGATCTGTGCTTCAGCATGCTCGCAGTTCGCGTGGCGTCGCAGAATGGAAGCAGGGTACATTGACTCGCTGACGACTGTGCCTTCGCAAGATGTCTTGCTGGGGACGCAGATGTACGGTGGAGCCCTGTATCGCCAGCGCGGATCGGTAGATCAGTTCTCTTCGTTTCAATCAATGGGAGTTACACCTGTCTCGGGTCTGAACGGAATGATCCGCCAGCTCTTGGGGATTGATCGCCCACAGGTCGCCTGATGCCTGTACCTAACTACACGGATCTTTTTAACGAGGGATACGACGATCTTGTAACGAAGCTTTCAACGGTGGTAGGGCTTCAAGTAAATAATGATCCACGCAACATCTCTCCACCTTCCGTCTTCGTCAATATTGACTCTATAGACGGTTACAACTACAATGTCGCAAAACTCAACTTCACTTTGCAGATCATCACGCTAGGCCCGGGCAACTTAGACGCCCAAAAGAGTCTGCTAAATATCCTTGCCCAGATCTACGCACTAAACATTGGGGTCGTATCTGGACGCCCAACCAACCTAGATATCGGTGGCTCGGTGCTTCCTGCTTATGAGCTGTCGGTCTCGACTGTCGTTCAGACTGCCTAATCCACACTCTCGGCTTCATTATGTGTCAAACTAAAACCAACACTTCCAAGGAGTAACTCATCATGGCAACTTCCACAATCCTCTCAAATCCGACAGTGACATTAGGTGGCACGGCACTCACGGGGTGGTGTACATCCGCCGTACTAAATCGCACTGTCGTCGCTCTAAACGACACGGTCTTCGGAAATACAGCAAACACTTTTACGGCTGGCCTCGAGGATAATGAATGTACCCTAACCTTATTTTTGAGCTACGAAGCCAGCGCCACTTACGCAACACTTGCACCACTCGTCGGCACAAAGACAACCGTTATTGTCAAGCCAACTTCGGCAGTGGACTCGGCAACTAACCCTGGCTTCACACTCACCAACTGCTACCTCGAGACACTTCCAGTGATCTCGGCTTCGCTCGGTGAGCTGCAATCGATTGATATAACGCTGATGGGCGGAGTCTTTTCAGCCGATACAACTAACCCATAATCTTTGGCCTTCCTTGGCCCGACGAAAGGAAACATAGTGAAAATCAAACTTACGCTTACACGCGGAGACAAAAAAGAACTACTCATCACGAACCTCTTTGCGATTTCTGAATGGGAACGCTTAGAGAATCGTCGAGTCTCTGACGGTCGCGGTATTGGTGCATCAGACATGGCTTGCTGGGCGTATATCATGCTCGGCATTAAAGGCGAAACACTTCCACCAACTTGGCGCGAATGGCTTAAAGCGAATCCAGATGTCGAGATCGGTGTAGAGGACTCAACAGATGTAAACCCTACGGACGCGGCTACAGGCGACAACTCGCCGAACTTGTAGTCGCGACTGGGTGGGCTCCCACTTTCTACGCTGACACCTTCGACACGCGAGACCTAAGTACCATTGTCGCAGTGCTAGAAAAACAAAACAAAAAGAGGTGACATGGCTGACGGACTCAACACAAAGATCGAGATCTACGGTCTAAAGGATGCCATAAAACAGCTGAACTCTGTTGAGCCGGGGCTTCGTAATCAGATCGCAAAAGACTTCCGCAATGTCGCAAAGCCTGTCATCAATGACGCGCTAGCACTTATCCCCAACACTGTCCCTCTTTCTGGTATGGGTCGCAAATGGACTACTCCTTCAGGCTTTAAGATGCTTCCTTGGGATGCTGGACGCAAGCAAAAAATCTCCGCCAAGATCAACACTAAAAAGGTCTCGGAGTTCCGTGGACAGATCCGCAATGTCGGAGTCTTCAACATCGTCTACTCGGGCTCTACTGGAACACTCTTTGACATGGCTGCCAACGGCAGACTTGGCAGCGCACTCTCGGCGCGCTACGGCATGCGATCACGAGTAATGTGGAAAGCAATGGAAAAGAACCAAGGCACAGTTGAGTCAGAGATGCGGCGAATCGTTGAGACTGTCATGGACAAAGTTGATCGGAATGTGGTCGAGTAATGGCATCAGTAAACATTCCCATTATTTCGGAGTTTGACGCTAAGGGAACCCAGAAGGCGATCAAAGAATTCCAGTCGCTTGAAGGCGCGTCTAAGAAGGCTTCGTTTGCTATTAAGAAAGCGGCTGTCCCTGCCGCAGCTGCAATTGCAGGTCTTGGATTTGCTCTTGTAGGCGCTACCAAGGCCGCAATGGAAGATCAAGCCGAACAGGTACAACTTGCCCTTACTCTTGAAAATGTCACTGGGGCTACTGACGATCAGATCAAAGCAACCGAAGACATGATCTCAAAAATGAGTCTTGCGTCAGGCGTAGCGGACTCTGAACTTCGTCCAGCGCTGGCATCACTTGTCCGAGGAACTAAAGACATCGAGGAAGCAAACAAAGCTCTAGCACTAGCTCAAGACATTTCCGCAGGATCGGGCAAAGACCTAGCGACCGTCTCTGATGCTCTTGCTAAGGCTTACGGCGGAAACATGAAAGGACTTGCTGCACTTAGTCCAGAAATTAAAGCCATGATTAAAGACGGTGCATCTCTTGAAGAAGTAATGGCTGTGCTTGGCGGTACTTTTGGTGGAGCATCCGCCGCAGCTGCCGAAACTGCCGAAGGTGGAATGAAGCGTCTCGGAATCGCATTGGCAGAAACTAAAGAATCAATCGGTGCTGCACTGATCCCAGTAGTCGAAGCGCTCCTTCCGCCACTACTCGCTTTTGGAGCATGGGCACAAGAAAACACTCAAGTCTTCCTCATCGTTGCAGGCGCAATCGGTGGAATAGCACTAACTATTTTGGCTCTCAATGCCGCTATGAAAGTTTATGCAGCCGCACAAATGATCGTAAACGGAGTTGTCGCAGTGTTTAACGCGTTGCTACTGGCTAACCCTGTGACACTCATTGTCTTAGCGATCGTCGCTTTTATTGCAATCTTGACAGCGCTTTACTTTAAGTTTGACACGGTACGAAAAATAGTGGACACAGTGTTTAAGGCGATGCTCGCAGGCGGCAAAGCAGTCTTCAACGGACTTACAACATACTTTGACGGCGTCTTCTCAATCTTCAAGACACTTTTTAACGCGATCGCAAAACTCTGGAACAACACAATCGGCAAACTATCCTTCTCCGTTCCTGACTGGGTACCGGGACTAGGTGGCAAAGGCTTCGATGTCCCAAATATACCGATGCTCGCAGAAGGCGGAATTGTGA